CGGATATGCAACTAACTGACTTAAAGCAAACTACTGTTGATCAAATCTTAATGATGTTCAGAATACCAAAAGGTTTGTTTGGTATGGAAAGCGATCAGGGTCTTGGCCGAGCTAGTGTTGAAACACTTGAATACATATTTGCTAAGTGGACGATTGATAACAAGTTAGATCGCATGGACGACTTCATTGAGGGTTGCATAAAAGATTACTACCCAAAGCAAGCATATCTAGTTAGTCACAATAACATTATTCCTGATGACAAAGAGTTTGTGCTTAACACCTACAACCAAGGTGTTGACCGTTGGATTACTCGTCAAGAAATACGAGAAAAAGACCCACAACTTGCTGCAACACCTATAGCTGGTGCTGGTCAGTTGTTTACGACTATTCAGCAAATGCCACTTGAAGATGCTGGCACTCAAACACCTGCTGCAAGTTCAACTAGCTCTGGTGAAAAGATTACTATTGTCAAAGCTGCAAAAAAAAAAAGTAGTAAAAGACCTACAGTACAGCACTAATCAAAAAGAAGCTTACCGCTTATCAGTTGAGCGAAACTCTATTGCCTATGCTCGCAAATACAAGCAATCATTCAACAAGGTTGTAGCCAAACAGAAAGAAACTGTACTCGGCAACATACAACATCTTGCTGGCAAGGACTTGAAAAAGGGTATTGCCGACACTTTGATGAACATGTCTGACGAAGATAACAACTTTCAGAATGAACTTGCACCTGTTTTATCGGCATTAGTGCTTGAGCAAGGTCAGATTGCATTAGAGTTTAGCGGTGCAGGTGACGCCAAATATGCAGCTAGCAAAGCTTTAGATGCTGCTATTAAAGCCTCAACTAAGAAAATGAGCCAGAACTTTGATCAAGATACCATTGATCAGTTAAACGATACGCTAAATGAGGGCTTACAAAACAGTGAAAGCATTAGCCAGTTATCAGATCGTGTGTCAGATGTCTATGATCAGGCTTCAGGTTATAGAGCAGATCGTATTGCTAGGACTGAAGCTCAATCAGCTAGCAACGGTGCGACGCTAGATGCTTACCAGCAAAACCCAGTAGTAACTGCAATGACTTGGTTTGCTAATCCTGGTGCTTGTGAATACTGTGATGATTTAGACGGCACTACTGTTGGCCTAGAAGACAGCTTTGTTTCGCAAGGTGATAGTGTGGACGTTTCACAAGACGACGGCAGCACTGATAGTTACCAAGCCGATTATGGAGATGTTGATACGCCACCACTACACCCAAATTGTAGTTGCACAATAATACCTGAAACCCAATAGGAGATATTCACGTGAAAGAATTACATTGCTCAGAGTGCGGACGGTTTTTACTAAAGGCTGCATTTGGTCAGATTGAGATTAAGTGTCCAAACAGCAAGTGCAAACACATAAATGTATTTCGTATAGACAGCTATAAACAGCTATTGACTGCCAAGCCTGAGTAACTTATTATTAAAAGCGTAAGCTCATCTAAGGGCAATTAGCTCAAGAGCAAGTAACTAACGAAACTGTAGTTATTTGTTTTGAGCTATTTTTTTAGGAGAAACTAAAATGCCAGTAATCAAAAGTAATCTGCCAACAGCCGACCCAGATCAAGACTGGGACGCTGGCGAAGCGATTAAAAATGTTAAAGCCTTTGCCTCAGATGATGATGGCAATATTGATTTTGATACATATGAAAAAGCCTTTTTTTGGGTAGTTGCTGAAGCTGATGATAAGCAGGGTGACTATAAGTTGCCATTTGCTGATGTTATTGATGGTAAATTAACTGCCGTTTGGAATGGTGTTGCTGCTGCTATGGGTGCATTGAATGGTGCACAAGGTGGCGTGAAAATGCCTGACGCTGATCGTGAGCCAGTTTATGAGCAGATCGGTAAGTATTACAAGAAGTTTAGTAAAGACCAGCCAGAATTATCTAGCAAATCTATCAAGCGTGAAATTGGTGAGCGTGTTGATATTGTTATGGCCTTTGAAAAGGACAGCGTTAAAGACTTAGGTGATGGTCAGTTTACTGCAACTGTCACGACTAGCGACGTTGATCGTATGGGCGAAAGCATTGATACGCAAGGTATTACAACTGATGCCTACATGCAAAACCCAGTAGTGCTTTATGGTCATGATTACTCAGCATTGCCGATTGGCAAGACAACTAAGCTTGCTGCATTTAAAAACAAGATGACTGCAACATTCCAGTTAGCCACAAAAGAATATCCGTTTGCCGACACTGTTGCTCAACTGATTAAAGGTGGTTATCTATCTGCAGTTAGCATTGGTGGTGTTGTACGACAATGGAATGAAAGCTATACAGAAATACAAGCTATGGAAATGGTTGAGTTTTCTGTTGTGCCTGTACCTGCCAACGGTGCAGCTTTAATTACAGGCCGAGCATTAGAAGAAGTTACAGGCAAATCTGCCGAGCAAGTTACTAAGGAATATCACGATTTTCAAAACCAAGCATATACAAAGTCTCTAAAAGGACTTGACACAAATGCTTTAGACCGTCATATTAAATCACTGAAAGACCTTACGGTTATACTTGAAGCTGCAAAAGCAGCCAAGACAAACGAAAAGGATACTCCTGAAGCAGATGAGAAAATTACTCTCACTCTTCGCAAAGCTGGTGGTCAAATCAGCGAACATGGACAACAAATAATTAAGTTGGTGAAAGCCAAGAAAGAGGATTAACATTATGGCCGAAATTGAAATTACTGAAGAGTTACAAAGTGAAATTGTAAAAAGCGTTGTTGAAGACGAAGCTTTTAAGAAAGCTATGACTGACACTGCTGCTGATGCTGCAAAGCAAGCTGCTGAGTTAGTTCTTGCTAAGTTTGATAAACCTGCTAAGAAAGACTTACCTGCTGGCGACGGCGAGGGTGAGGGCGAAGAAGAGGAAGAGGGCTCTGAGGGTGCTGAAAAAGGTATCGTCAATAAAAGCCTATCTGGTGCTGTTGAGAAAGTTCTTGTTAAGCGATACTTTGATGGTGACACTGCTCTTGCAAAAGAGTTTAGTGCAGTTCTAAAAAGCCCATATGCAACTATGTCTAAGGAAAAGCGATTTTTCTTGGGTGTTAAGGCTTTATTGAACAAAGACCAAGAAGAGATCAAAGCTCTTAACACATTTGCTGGTGAAATGTATGCACTTAAGGCTTACAAAGATGGCCGTTTTAGTGACCTAGCTGAGAAAGCTGGTTACGCTAACGACGCTGTGTCTGCTGATGGTGGTGCACTTGTCCCTGACCCTGAGTTCAATACAACTGTCTACGAAAACTTGCCTCGTTATGGTGTCATCTTTGCTGATGGTAACGTAATGAATACTGACCGAACTGCAGTGTACGCACTGTCTCTAACAGGCACAATTCAGTTTACTAACGTTGCTGAAGCTGGTGCGATCTCTGGAACTAAGCTTGCCTTTAACCGTAAGCAAACAAACCTGATTAAGTACGCTGCTATCATTCCTGCCACTACAGAACTTACTGAAGATAGTATTGTTGACTACTGGCAAGTAGTTACTAACGAAATCAGTCGTGCATATGGTCTAGTTGCTGATACTCAGGTATTCATTGATCAGACAAACGGTATTGTTCACTCAACTGGTGTGTTAACTCACACTCTAATAAGTGGTAGTCCTGGTACTAACCTATCTTGGGACGACTTGCTTGCCTCAGAGGGTAAGCCAGAAGATGCTCTTGATACGAGTGACTTCTGCTGGTACATGCGTCGTGAGACATTCTTCACCCTTGCACAAATCAAGGCTTCAACAAGTGGTGTTTACTTAGCAGATAGTATGCTAGGTGGTTGGCGACCAAATCCTAATGAGCCTACAACTCCTTGGGGTACACCTGTTCACTTCTGTCGTATCTTGCCTAAAGCAACTGAAGTTACTGGCAACCAAGCTTTCGCAGTCTTTGGTAGTCTTAAAAACACTAACTTCTACAACAAGAACGGTCTCGCTTTGACAATGCTAACTGAGGCAACTGTTACTGATGCAAGTAGCAACAGCTTCAACTTGGCTACTCAAGACGGTATGGCTATGAGGGTCGTTGTTCGTATCTTACACATTTTACCTGTTGGTAACGCCAGCAAGTTCGTTGTTGTCGGTGTCGGTACAGTCTCCTAGTCCTGACTGTTAAAACAAAAACTAGAGCAGCACTTTTGCGAGGGTGCTGCTCTTTAATTGGTGCTATAATTAACATATGCTTAATCAGAAAAATATACATAACTCAGCAATGCTTAAGCCTCAGGTTGCAAAAAAGCCTTTGAAGAAAGATACTAAGGATAAGCTAAAAGAGAAAGGTAAAACTGATGGACTACGGCAAGGACAGCTACACGACAGCAGCAGCCATTCAAACGTATCTTGATAGAACGCTTGATCAGAACGAGCTCAACATTTTGGCTTATGTTATT